AGGAAGAGGAAACCGCCGAGTGATCGAGGAACTCATCAGTCGCGTGTTCTACGCACGCAACGTGGCTCACTTTGAGCATTGGCGCGCGAAGGGTGAGGGCAGCTTCGCAAAGCACATGGCACTGGGTGAGTTCTACGACGGCGTGATCGACGCCATCGACAAGCTCGTGGAAGCCTACCAAGGCGCGTTCAGTCTCATCGGGAACATACCAGCCCCGAAGGTGACTGAGCGTGACGTGCTGAAGCTCCTAGAGGCTGATGCGGACTGGATCGAAGAGAACCACGAAGCCGTCTGCAAGGGCAACCGCGCAGTGGCCAACCTCGTCGACGGCGTCACGGAAGTGTATCTGACCGCCATATATAAGCTGCGGAACTTGAAATAATGGACATCAACACCATCATTACTGTGCTGGCCTTCATCGGAGGCTTGATCACCGTCTGGGTAAACCTCAACAGCCGTCTGACGCTGCTTGAGGCCCGCCTCGACTTTGGTGGTGAGAAGTTTCAGGCCATTGACAAGAAGTTCGACGAGGTCATGACGCACCTTCGCCGGATTGAGGACAAGCTAGACAACAAGGCAGATAGGTGAATTATGAGCTTCCTGAGTGATTTTGAAAGCAAGCAAGACGGCGTAAACGACACCGTCGAGTTCGTCATCCGCGTGGCCATCGTCACGCTGTCGGCTGTCATCCTCGTGGTTGTGCTGGCGCTTGCCGTCGGCCTGTTTGTCTCCAATGACATTGTGAGCAGCGCGGCCATCCTTGAGACGGTCAACCCCGCGTTCCAGACGATCATTGGCGCGTTTGTCGGGCTGCTTGGCGGCCTAAGCCTCAACGCCAATGCGCGTGACAAGAAGCCTGCGCCAGAGCCAGAAGCGCCACTCGAACTGACACCAGAAATGCAACCAGAAGCACCCAAACCATACAGCGATCCAAACGGCACCGTCTTCATCGACGAGCCTGAAGAGGACGACGACATGGAGCCGTGGGAAAAGTACCGCAACGACCTACGTTACGACGCCAATGGCGACGGTGTGGTTGACGCAGACGACTTTCCTGACTGGCGCAATCCGGCGGCGTAATGGCAGGCGATCTATCCACCGTTGAGCTGATCGGTCAGCTTTGGCCGCTTGTTCTTGCGTTCATTTCGCTGGTCATCATCCTCGCCAAGATGGATGTGCGCCTCGGCGTAGTGGAGGAGAAGATCAAGACGTTGTTTGAACTTTGGAATAAGGGGCGAGACAAGTGAGCCTTGTAAATCTTCAACAGAAAATAGGGGTATCGGCAGATGGTGCATTTGGTCCGGGCACATTTAAGAAGGCTGCGGCTTTTTATAAACTATCACCTGATAGGGCTGCACATTTCTTTGCTCAAACGGCTCATGAAAGTGGCGGCTTCAAAGCCTTCAGCGAAAACCTCAACTACGGTGCCAAAGGGCTTCGCGGCATCTTTGGCAAGTATTTCCCGACTGACGCAATGGCTCGCGCCTACGAACGCCAGCCGCAGAAGATTGCCAACCGTGTCTACGCCAACCGCATGGGCAACGGACCTGAAGCCAGCGGCGACGGATGGAAGTACCGAGGACGCGGCGCGCTCCAGCTCACCGGGAAGGACAACTACCAAGCCTTCGCCAACTACATCGGACGCCCCGAAGTCGTAAACGACCCTGACCTTGTGTCCGGCGAACTCTGCTTTGAGAGCGCACTGTGGTTCTTCGACCGCAACAAACTGTGGTCTATCTGCGACCAAGGCACCGGCGACGGTGCGATCCTCGCGCTGACAAAACGCATCAACGGCGGCACGCACGGCCTCGATGACCGCAAGGCAAAGACGAAGAAGTACGCAACATGGCTTTAATGCCCAACCCAATGCTGCTGTACGCAGTCGCAGGCGCTTTGGTCATTGGTGTAGCCTCTGGCTACAAAGTCCGTGACTGGCAGTGCGACGCCGCATTTGCAAAGGCTCTTGAAAAGGCCGAGAAGCTGCGCGTCAAAAAACAGGAGATAGTCGATGATGTTTCGCAAACCTATGAAACCGAACGAGATCAAGCCAATGTGGTGGCAACCGAACGCACCAACACCATACGTGAAATATACAAGACGGCTCCTGCCGTTCCTGTTGATTGCGCTGGTTCTGATGCTTTGCGCAGGGTGCTCGAAGGCAGTGTCCGTGACGCCAATGCCGCTGCCACCGGCAAACCTAGCGTCGAAGTGTCCGACGCTTCAAGACCCGCCAACCTATTTAATCGACCCTGAGCGCGCGCTTTGGGAAGCTGACATCATTGCGAAATATACAGACTGTAGCACAAAACATCGCTTGACAGTCAAAGCGTGGGAAGATGCCGTAAACGTAAAGTGAACGACACAGCCAGAAAGGCTCCTAATGAGAAAACCTGTAACGGTAGACGAGGGTTTGTATCCCTATTGCACACCGCGTCAGCGGGAAGTGCTTGATGCCATAACCGCCCACGGTAGCGCAAAAATGGCCGATGCCGCTCTGGGTATGAGCGCCGGTAGCGCGTCTGAGACGCTGATCAACGTCAAGCGCAAGGCCGCGAAGGTGGGCTACGCGCCTGAGCATGACTGGACGCGAAGTGTGCCAGATGGATACGTGGCAAAAGGCGTGTCCACCTATTACAACAAGGACGGTGACGCCACGGGGCAGTGGGTCAAGGCCTCCATCGACGCGGCTCGGCAGCAAGAGATATTCACAGCCGCCGTGAACGCAATGGCGACCACCTTACCGCGCCTCGAACCAATCATCGCGCCAGAGCAGTTCAACGCCGACTTGCTGACGATGTACACGCTGACTGACGCGCATATCGGCATGCTCGCATGGCATCGCGAGAACATGCAGGCCGACTGGGACTTGGCCATTGCCGAGGCAGTCATCGTCGGCTGCTTCGAGCAGATCATCAAGTCCTCGCCAGACAGCGAGATGGCCGTGCTGAACCAGCTCGGCGACTTGCTGCACTACGACGGCCTGTCCGCAGTCACGCCAACCAGTGGCCACGTACTGGACGCAGACGGCCGCTTCACCAAGATGGTCGAGGTCGCCGTGCGTGTGCTGCGCCGCATCATCAACATGTTGCTGGCCAAGCACAAGACCGTCCACGTCATACTCGCCGAGGGCAATCACGACATGGCATCGTCCGTCTGGCTGCGCACAATGTTCAAGGCGCTGTACGAGAACGAGCCGCGCATCACGGTCGACGACAGCGCGATGCCATATTACGCCTATGAGTTCGGCACTGTTATGCTGGCCTTCCACCACAGCCACTTGAAGAAGTTTAGTGCGATGCGCGAGATCATCCCCGCAATGTTCTCCGAAATGTGGGGACGCACGAAGAAGCGTTACTGCCACACAGGGAATTATCATAGCACCAAAGAAGACGAGGCCGCAGGTCTCAAGGTGTTCCAACATCCAACACTGGCCGCACGAGACGCGTATGCCTCTCGCGGCGCATGGTTCTCGGACAGGGAAGTGTGCTCGATAACGTACCATAAAAAGTTCGGACAGGGAATGCGTGTGTACGCTTGCCCTGAGATGCTGGATGCCGTATGATGAATGCGGGTTTTCTGGTGCGCAAAACGTAAAAAACTGATATAGGGGCGCGTTATGGCCACTGCGATGACATTCACGACGTTGAAACAGGACGTGCAGCGCTACCTTGAGCGTGGCGACACGCTTGCGTCCGACCCCATTGTATTCGAGCAGATCCCGCGCCTGATCAACCTCGCCGAGCGCCGCATCGCTCGCGAACTGAAGATCCAAGGCTTCATAAACGTGGTCACGGCGCAGCTTCTGGCCGACAACCCAGTCGTAACCAAGCCCGACAGGTGGCGCGATACCGTGTCGATGTTCATCGGCACAGGCACGAACAACGACACTCGCTCGGCATTGTTCACGCGCAGCTACGACTATCTGCGCAGCTACTGGCCAGACGCCACACAGACAGGCGAGCCGCTATTTTACAGCGACTACGACTATAATCACTGGCTTGTCGCGCCGACGCCGGACGCAGACTACCCAATAGAAATTCTTTACTACCAGCTTCCTCCGCTCCTCACCGAAGAGGCGCAGACAAACTGGCTCACCGAAAACGCGCCCGAAATTCTTCTGTACGCCACCCTCTTAGAGGCGACGCCATTCCTGAAGAACGACGAGCGCATCCCTGTATGGCAGAATATGTATGACCGTGCGGCGGCTATGTTGAACGGCGAAGATCTCGCCAAGATCCTAGACCGTTCCGCCGTGCGCAAGGAGGCTTAACCGATGTCGAGCAGTTTTACACAGGTATTTGGCGGCACGACGATATACCCATCAGACGTTTCTTACTTGTCCTTGGCGCTCACCGCCGACATCACACTCGAGTGGCCCGTTGGCGCAGGCGAGGGCGACAGCGTTGTCGCGCGCATCGTCGACATTACACCGACGGGGCCATTCACCGTCACGCTTCCTGACGCGACTGCCGTCAGCGTCGGACAGACGATCCTGTTTAACAACCTCGGCCCAGACACCATCACCGTTGACAACGCCGCCGGTAACGCGATCCTGAGCATCGGCGCGGGCGAGCAGTGGCAGTGCTACCTCATCAGCAACACCACCGTAGGCGGTGTCTGGCGCACATTCCGCTACGGCGCTGCCGTAGCTCAAGCACAAGCCGCCGCGCTGGCTGGCGCTGGTTTGATTGCAGACGGATCGACCCTCGCACAGAATTACGAGGTCATCGACTTCTCCTCTACGCCGTACTCACTGACGGCCCCTGACCGCGCGACGGTCTTCGTCTGGACTGGCGGTCTCGGCACGTTGAACTTGCCGACTGCCGTGGCCGCTGGCGACGGCTGGTTTGTGCAAATCCGCAACAGTGGACAGGGCGACCTCACCATCGACCCGTCGGGCACTGAGCTTATCAACGCGGCATCCACGCTCCTCCTACAGCCGGGCGACAGCGCCGTGGTCGTCAGCGATGGCGTGCAGTGGTACACCATCGGCCTCGGCCAGCAGGCGGTCTTCGCCTTCGACTACACGACAATCGCCGTCACTGGCGGCACGTACACGCTCTCTGGCTCAGAGCTGAACCGTATTGCCTACAAGTTTACGGGCACGCTGACGTCCAACGCCAACATCGTTGTGCCATCAACGGTGCAGCAGTACTGGGTCAACAACGGCACGACTGGCGCATTTACGCTTGGCGTCAAGACGTCCACCGGCTCGGCCACCTTGGTCACTCAGGGGTCGACGGCCATCCTATACTGCGACGGCACGAACATCATCTCGGCCACCACCTCGGCGGCCTTTGCGGGTACACTTGCTGTAGCCAATGGTGGCACAGGCGCGGTCACCGCGCCATCGGCGCTGACCAACCTCGGCGGCACGGGTATCGGCACGGCGGTCTTTACGGCCACCACAACGGCTGCGGCGCGCTCGGCCATCGCGGCGGCGGCCTCTGGCGCTAACTCGGACATCACGTCGATCACGGGCCTCACGACGCCGCTGACTGTCGCGCAGGGCGGCACAAACGCCATAACGGCTGCCGCCGCGCGCACAAGCCTTAGCGCGGCTGCATCGGGCAGCAATGGCGACATCACTGCGCTGACAAACGCGACAGGCATTCTAATCGGTGCGCCTACCGCTGGCGCGCAGGGCGTTGGCACGATCAACGCCACGGGCCTCTTCATCAACGGCGTGGGCGTCGGTACGGGCTCAGGCTCGGTGACCAGCGTCGCGGCAACGGTGCCGTCGTTCCTGTCGATAGCGGGTTCACCGATCACGACATCGGGCACGCTGGCAATCTCGCTGTCGGGCACCGCGCTCCCTGTCGCCAACGGCGGAACGGGTCAAACGACCTACACCGACGGGCAGTTGCTCATCGGTAACAGCACCGGCAACACACTCACGAAGACGACACTCACCGCAGGCTCAGGCATAAGCATCACGAACGGTGCGGGTGCCATCACCATCACGTCTACCGCTGGCGCCGGTACAGTTACCTCAGTGGCCGCGTCGGGCGGTACAACCGGTCTCTCTTTTACCGGTTCGCCCATCACAACTTCCGGCACACTGACAGTCGCGGGCACGCTCGCGATAGCGTCTGGGGGCACTGGCGCGACCAGTGCCTCCGGCGCAAGGCTCACCCTCCTCGCGGCTGGCTCTGGCGCGAACTCGGATATCACGTCGCTTACGGGCTTGACCACCGCACTTAGCGTGGGGCAGGGCGGTACAGGCCTTGCTACGACGCCAGCTAACGGTGCGCTTGACATCGGTAACGGCACTGGCTTTACACGCACAACCCTGACCGCAGGCTCTGGCGTATCTATTACGAACAGCGCGGGCGGCATCACCATCGCTGCCACGGGCAGCGGCGGTACGGTCACTTCGGTTGCCGTTAGCGGAGGCACGACGGGCCTTACCACCAGTGGCGGCCCTATAACCGGTACGGGAACCATAACTTTTGCGGGTACGCTTGCTGTCGCTAACGGCGGTACAGGCGCGACGACTGCGGGCGGTGCCTTGACGTCCTTGGGCGCTTACGCTGCCACCAACCCGTCTGGCTTCACGTCGAACACGGGTACGGTAACGTCAGTCGCTACCGCAGGCACCGTCAACGGTATCACACTTACCGGCACGGTTACGTCAACCGGCACTCTCACTTTAGGTGGAACGCTTTCTGGCGTCAGCCTGACCACACAGGTCACAGGCACCTTGCCTATCGCAAACGGTGGTACAAACGCGACGACTGCTGCTGGCGCACTCTCTACACTTGGTGCTTACGCCGCTACCAACCCGTCTGGCTTTACGTCAAACACGGGTACGGTCACTTCTGTAGCTACTTCAGGTTCGACTAACGGACTTAGCCTTACAGGCGGCACAATCACTTCAAGCGGCACAGTTACTCTTAGCGGCTCGGTCACTTCGGTTGCATCTGGTGCCACCATTGACAGCATTACAATCGGTTACCGCAGCATCCCACGTTCTACAACGACTACCACGGCTGCTGTAGGAGATGTCGGCAAGTGTATTGCGGTTACGGCAAACATTGCAATCCCTAACTCTACCTTCGCTGCGGGTGACGCGGTCTCAATATACAACGACAGCGCATCGGCAATTACAATCACTGCCTCAATCACAACGCTGCGCCAAGCTGGTACAACGAACACCGGCAACCGCACACTGGCTGCGCGAGGTATGGCTACCGTCTGGTTTAACAGTTCAACCGAGGCTATTATCTCAGGTGCAGGGGTCAGCTAATGAGTGGTATTCAAATGGCGCTACTTGGGGCCGTTGGCGACCCCGCTGTCATTCTCCTATCCAACCAGTACATTCAAGATTTCACAGGCGGCGCACGTGATGCGACCGCTGGCTACCGCCTTACTTCTGCTGGGTTGGCGCAATCACTAGTTGATATAACTTTCACCACGCTTGAGACGTGGTGTACACCGACCAGCGAAGCGGTAAACTACGAAGTCTTTGCGACTTTAGTATCTGGTAGTACCCCATCGGGCACCATAGGTTCTTGGGTGGCGCTATCTACCACACAGGACTGGGTGTTATCGTCGAATATCGGGTTATCCCAAGTATGCCAACTTAGCCTGCAAATACGGCGCATAGCAACAGCTACCGTACTAGCCACAGCAACTATAGACCTTGATGCGGATGCGAGCTTCTAATGGTTGAACAGATCGTACAGATACGCTCTGCCCCCGGCATTAAGCGGGACGGCACCAAGTTCGAGGGCGACCAGTACGTTGACGGCCAGTGGGTCCGTTTCCAGCGCGGGCTGCCGCGTAAGATGGGCGGCTACCGCTCAATCAACAAGTTCCTGCGCGGCCTGCCGCGTGCGCTCGCCGAGTACACGCAGGACTTGCTGACCTACGTCCACGCAGGCTCGTCCGACCGCCTTGAGCGCTTCTTCATCGACGGCACGTACAACACGAGCGTCATCACCGACCGCACGCCCACGTCGGGCTTTGTGGCAGACGATGCAAACCTGTGGCAGTTCGCCACGTCCTACGACACGACCAACGGCAACCAACTCGTCGCGCAAGTCGCGCCGAACCTCAACTGCATCTGCAACAGCAGCGGCGGCGATCTCTTTGTCGGCAACCTCCTCGGCACGTCGGTCCTTACGCAAGTCACCACGGTGCCAGCCAACTTCAGCGTCACTGGCGGTGTCGTCACGCTGCCGCCCTACACGTTTGCCTTCGGCAACGACGGCTACGTGGCCTTCTCGGTGCCCAACACGCCAGCTAACTTCACAGGTTCTGGCTCAGGCAATGCGTACATCACCGGCCAAAAGATCGTCAAAGGCATGCCACTGCGCGGCGGACCGGGCAACAGCCCGTCTGGCCTGTTCTGGTCGGCAGACAGCCTCATCCGTGCCAGCTACGTCGGCGGCACGGCGGTATTCCAATTCGACACCATCAGCACGCAGT